TGCCTTATCCCTCCACCTTCGGCCGGCTGCGGCTCACCAGCCGCTCCGTGTAGCCGCTCTTAGGCGTCCGGCTCTCCATGATCCCGTCCGCCGCCGTGCGCCCGCCTGTGCTTGATGCAGGGGCGGCAGCCTGCCGCCCGCCGTCCCCGGCGGCGTCGCTTCCGCCGTCCCCCGTTGCCTGCTGCCCGCTGCCTGCTGCCTGTCCTACCCCCGCCAGCGCCATCAACTGCTCCACCTGCGCCTGGAGCTGCTGCACGACGTTGAGGAGCGTCGCTCCCTGCTCCACGCGCTTGCGCACCTTGTCGATGCCCTCAAAGTCCATCATTTCCAGGGCGCCCAGGGCCTCCTGCGCCCGCTCCGGGTTAAAGAAGCCCGCCGCGTAAAGCTCCATGGCCCGCTCGTTTGCCTCCATCCGGGAGAAGGGATTTTTCCGCTGTGCCGAGATTTTGAGGTCGAAAACAGGCAGCCGGTAAAGCTCCGTCACCCCGTCGGAGGCGAAGCCTATGGGCTGCTCCGCGATCATGGCGTTGCTGAACTGCACGAACTCAAAGGCCCCCTCCGGCCCCGTGACGCGGAAGCTGCGGGTCTCGTCGTAAAATTGCCGCATGAGCTCTATGACAAGTTTGCCGAGCTGGACGTAGTTGCGATAGCTGGCCGCGATCATGTCCCGGCTGACCTTGTTCCCGGCCTCCTGCAAGGCGGCAATGGCGGAGGCCGCCGTCACGCCGGAGCCCGTGCCGCCGCTGTTCACGTCCCGGTTGGCCGCCGTGTCCTTCATCTCCTCGATCTTGAGTTGGAGCACGTTGAACACGTCGCCGCCGACGGGAGAGAGCTCGATCTGCCGCATTCTGGTGTCGTCCAGCGTCCCCTCCACATGGACCATGGGCCGCGTCCAGTCCAGAAACTCCTGCTCGTTCACGCCTGTGCTTGTAGCCACGAAGAAGCGGGGCCGCGTGGCCTTCACGGTGTGGTCCAGCAGGACGCTGTAGAGCTTGTCAATGTACATCTGCGGGTCCTTGCACACGGACACGAAGCCGAAGCCCGCCGGGCTCCCCTCCTCCGGGAAGAGGACGTCGAACTCCACGGGATAGCGCCCGTGATCGTAATAGCCCCGCTGGGCGTATTCCGGCTCGTTTTCCGAGGCGTAGAGGAGATAGTCCCCCACGAACTTGACGTAGTGCAGCACGGTCCGCCCCTCGGGCGTCTGCCGCTTGTAGTACCAGTCCACCACGACGCTTTTCTTGGACGTGTCCACGCTGTCGTCGTAGACGTACTGCGCCACGTCCACGGAGCTCTTGTCCCCCACCTTGCCGTGGAGCTGAGGGTACTGCTGCTCCAGGATGTCCGTGTCAACGAGGTCCACGATAAAGAGATTTCGGCTGCTCTGAATATCCGTGATCCCCGGCTCCCAGAAGATGCGCAGGAGGTCGATCTCCTGCACGGAAATGTCGCCCAGGCCGTTGTCCTTCCGGCTGTCCCAGGTGGCGCTGTAGACGGCGGTGCCGTGCTTTAATTTGCTCCACCACCCGGCGGAGTACGTGGCCTCGAACTCGTTGACCTCCAGCACCACGGGCAGCACGGAGGAGAGCACCTTTGCGCTCTGCTCGTCGCTGGCCTCCCTGGGCAGCACCAGCGGCTCGGGAAAGTTGTCCATAGCATCCGCGTGCTTGTTCTCCAGCACGTTGAAGAGCCAGGCGGAGCTGGGCTCCGGGTAAAGCTCCCCTTGCTTAATGCCGCACTTGCGCAGGTAGCCCTCGTCCCGGCGGATGGTGTCCCAGTGCCTCAGCTTGTACCAGAGCTCCTCCTGGATGATCCTGTTTTCGAGGTTGGCCTTGCCCGCCTTGTAGTCCCGGAGGGTCTGCGCCGCCTCCTGGATCTGCTTCTTCCCGATCGGCCCGGCCTCAGCCTCCGGCCCCAGCCGCATCGCCCCAACCAGGGAAGCGTTCGCCACCCCCGGCGGCGCCAGCTTTATCAACTCGTCCATACTGTCCTCCTCGCGGGCCACGTGGCCCACCCTGTCATAATGCCTAAAAACGCCTGTACCACTCCAGATGGTCCTCCGGCTCGTCCACGCTGAGGGGATCGTAGCCCCTCGCCTTCCTCGTCGGCGTCGGCGGCGGATTGATGGGCCGCGCCATGCAGACGTATCTCGCCATATCCATGGCGTGGTCCTCCAGGTCCGTGTCCAGGTCCTCCGGGTGTACGTCGTCGTAAAGCATCAGCGGCAGCGTGCGGATGAAATGCCTGCACGTGCGGAATACGTACATCATGGGCACGCCCCGCTCGTCGAATTGCAGCCGGTAGTGCATCTGCATCCAGCCCGGCAGTCGGTGATTGTCGCCCGGCTCAAATACCACGCCCTGCCTCTCGCCCATCTCCGCCACGCTGACGCCCCGGCTGGCGTCCCAGATGGATGGATCCGCCACGCCGTAGATGTGCCGCCCGCGCAGCCAGCGGTGCTCCTGCTCGATCTTCCGCACCTCGGAAAATATCTTGTCCGGGGTCCATTTCAGCCCCGTGTTGGGCGTCTCCGTGCAGCCGTAGAGCTCCAGGATGTGATACAGCCGCCCGTCGTAGTCCACGGCCCACCAGCCCACGGAGAAGGGCTTTGCGTAGCCGAAGTCGAATCCCCGGTAAATCTTCCATTCCGGCGGCACCTCGAAGGGCTCGATCACGTGGGTCCACAGCCGGTCCACGTAGTGCTCCGGCAGGTCCCGCCACTCCTCGAAGAATTGCTCGCCATCGATGCCCCATTCTCCCAGCCCGGCCACCTTGTAGCGGGTGGGGTTGGTCTCCTTCATCAGCTCGAAGCGCCGCAGGTCCGCCTCGTCCAGCCACTCGTTGACGGTGTAATTCGTCGTCATCGCCAGCACGTCTGGATCCGGCTCCGCGTCGAAAAAGCGGCTTTTCAGCCAGCTTGAAGAGCTCCAGGGGTTGAAGGTGAGAGTGATCTGCTTGAAATAGCCCTCGCAACCCGGCGGAAACTCGCCTCGGATGAGGTCGTCCACCAGGTCGAAGTCCTCTTCCGTCTCCACCTCGTAGGCCTCCTCGATCCAGGCCCAGCAGATGGTCCCCACGGTGCAGGTGATGGAGGCCAGCTTCAAAGGATCGTCCAGCCCCCGGAAGAAGATCTGCTGGCCCGTGGGCCTGTACACCGCCGCCAGCGGCGACACCGTGAAGTCCCACAGATGCAGCACCTTGAGGCGGCTCGCCGCCCATTTCAGGGCCGCGAAGCAGCTGTCCCGCAGCGTGTTCCCCGTCTTGCGCACCACAAGGGTGTTTGCCATGGGGTAGGCCATCATGCGGTAGATGATGTTCAGCGCCGTCGTCGTCGATTTCTTGGAGGCGCGGGAGCCTTTCACCACGCGCTATCGGTAGCGCCCCGTAAACTTCCAGAACTTCCCGTATCCCCTCCCGACAATCTCTGGCAAACTTACCGTTACGCTGTTCATTTTTCGACCACCTCCCAGCGAAACCCGGCCGCAGTATGGTTTGGTGCCTTTAGGGCCCAAAAAATAGCCTGTCTGGTTACATTGTGGTCATCTGCCGCAAGCCTTGCGCTTTCATAGACAGCCACTCTTTCGCCTGTTGCTCTGTCTAACTTCGCAACGGGTATGCCATAGCGCTCGGTCTTGGTCTCTCGGATTTTATCAATATGCGAGCCGTATGCGTTGTTGTACGCAGGCGTGCACCATTCGAGATTACTTGCGTTGTTGTTGGTTTTGTCCTCGTCCTTGTGGTTTACGTGCGGCAGGTTGTCCGGGTTTGGCACGAAAGCCTCCGCGACAAGCCTATGTATATACGCTGTCGTTTTGGGGCCGTTTTTCAAGGTCGTAATCATGTACCCATTTTTTGTTTTTCTTTGGGCTTTAATCTCGCCCGTCTTTCTGTTTCTGACCCGACCTTTGCTGGAAACCTCATACCCGGGTCTTCCCTTTACGGCTTTCCATTTTTCGTCCGTAATCATACAAACGCTCCCTTTCTCTTTTGATCTCAGTCCGGGACGTCACCGACGATCACCACCTGCGGGATATTGGAGGCGTCCAGGTCCACGGCCTGCCTCGGCTTGCCGTAGCCCCGGTCCAGGATGATCTCAGCCGCCCGGATGCGGTCCGTGTCCTTGGCCTCGTCGTTGTTCACGATCTGCACCAGCAGCCGCAGCGCGTCCGGCGACGCCGCCCGGAAGGCCTCTTTCAGATCCTCGGGCAGCTCCCTCCGCCCGCCGCTTTTGTTCCCGGGGAGGAATTGCCCGGTCCTGGGGTCCCTGTTGGGCTTTGCTCTGGCCTTTTTCTCGCCTAATGACGGGCTTTTCTCCTTTGCCATGCGCCCACCTCCTTGCTAAGTGGAATTTTACCCTTTAGCACCCCGCCCATGTCACACCCAGGAAGCAAAAAATAAAATTCGCCCCCGGAGAATTTCTCCGGGGGCTTCTTCTATCCCTTGCCCTTGGGCTTCAAGTCCATCTCGTAGGTCCCGCCCTGGCGCTTCTTCCCGCAGTATTCGCACTCGACGGTGCGGTACCTGCTGATCTGCCGCAGGGGATAGGCGTCCCCCACGACTGCGGCGCACCATTCGCAGAGTTCAAGCGTCTTTGTTTTCTTTTCCACGCCTCTGACCCCCTTTTTCTGCCCGCTGCTGCGTTTTTGCACCCTCTGCCGTATCTTTTCCCACCCGGACGATCTCGACCTCTACGCGCGGATTTTCGCGGTCCACGCGCACCCGGCTCCCGTCGTGGCTCACGACGATGGCGGAGTTATCGTCCTCCAGCACCTTGCCCTTGACCAGAATGTCCATGGTCGCGGCCAGCAGATTCAGCAGGTCCACCCGCCGCCGGTTGGGCATGTAGTACAGGCATTTGACGTTGCAGGGCTCCTTCATGGGCTCCATGGGGTGCGGGAGCTGCCACAGCGCCAGCTCCTCGTACTGCCGGTACGCCTCGCCCTGGATGATGATGGGCCGCTTCCCCCGCATCACCACCTGCTGGTGGTTTTTCTTTGTCCGGGGCACGCCCTTGATGATGATCTTCATTCCCCATTCCTCCGGCCCACTGTAGGGGCGGCAATCTGCCGCCCGCTGCTCTCATTCGCGGGGTCCTGTCTCTCGTAAAACCGATTCCGCATCCTGGCAACGCAACAGCTCCGCCAGTCCCGCAGACAGAACTCCTCCACGAAGCCGGAGAAGCTGCACCGGTCCGGAAAGGGAATGCGGGTCCCGTCCTCGCAGCAGATCAGCGGGTGCCCGTCGCTGCGTCGCTTGTAGTCGCCGGTGTAATACGGGCACACGGCCCGCTTTTCAATCCGGTAATACGTCCCCAATCCCCGCGCCTCCTCCCGGAAGATCCTTCACTCTGGCGAAATGGCACCCGGCGCCCCGGCTGGTGTAATTCTTCCGGGGGATGCCTATCGCGTACCTGTCGCAGCTCTGGCACACGGTGGAGGGGCTGGCCCCGGTGGCGTCCGCCGCCGCCTTGACGGAGGGGAACACCCGCAGCACGTTGCCCTCCAGGTCGATCTCGGCGACGGAGACGGAGTAGCGCTTCCGGGGCGTCCTGTCCGGCTTCGGCCTCTCGGCCCGCTCCAGCACCCGCCGCTTCATAAGGCGCTTGGCCTCCTTCCGCCTGCGTGCGTTCATCGCCGTGAGCTCCGCCTGCCGCTTCGCCGCCGCCTCCTCCAGCTCCTTCTCCAGCCGGTGCCCGGCGAGATATAGCCCGTAGCTCAGCCCGTGCTCCCGCGCCTCCAGCTCGATCTCCGGGATGGAGCGGGAGGGCACCGTCCTCGGCGCGTAGCTTGTGCCGATCTGGAATGCCTGCTCATACGGCGTCATGCTCATCCCTCGCCCTCCTGGATCTCCGTCATCCACCGCAGCAGCCACACGGCTTGCTCCAGATCCTCACTGTCCCGCGTCTCATACCAGGCTTTCAGCTTCCCGCTGGCCTCCCAAAACAGGAAATCCAGCCGCTCCCGCTCCACCGCGGCGTTGTCCTCCGTAGGGGCGGCCTGTGGCCGCCCGCCGTCGTCCTCGTCCAACGGAGGCAGCGCCGCCTCAAAGGCGTCCAGCACGGCCCTCTGCTTCTCGGCGGACGTGAAGGCAACACCCGCCGACCAGCGCCCGGTTATGTTTAAGCAAGGCCTATACGCAGGGCAGTCACGGCAGGGCGAATATTTGATGCAGTACGCCCGGATGATCTCCGCGTTGATCTCCTGGTCGTGCTGTTCCTGCGCTTCCTGTTCCTCCGGGGTCATGGGTATTTCCCTTGACCAGCAAGCAGTACACGAGGCAGCATAGCAAAAATCATCTGACTCATAGCCATAATCTGACGGGCATCCAAAGCACTCACTTAAGGTTTTGTCAGTGATCTTCTCAGGGTGTTCCTGCGCCAGCTTCTCCCGAAAAGTCATGCGCTCAACTCCTCCTCCCGCTCTGTGTAGGGGGCGGCGCCCTCGACGCCCCGCATGCTCTCCTTCGCCTGATCGTACCAGGTCCAGTATTCCTCCGCAGTCTCCATCTCCGGCACGGGCCCCGCGTCATGCAGCCGCGCCCAGTAGCCGATGGTGCGGCGGGTGGCCTCGAAGCTCCACCCGTTCTCGTCCGTCACATCCTCGGCGCGTTCCTCCCCGGCGTCGCCGACGACGTCCTCGTCCTTGGGCTCCAGCCCCCCCACGATCCTGTCCACGTCCGGCCAGTAGCTCCCCTTCTGCCTGCTGTGCCGGACTATCGCCGCCCGGCAGTCCGCGAAGGAATACGGGGCCATGGCGTACCAGTACGCGATCTGCGCCCTCCTGTCGCTGTAGCGCGGGCTGTTGGGCCAGAAGGTCCCCATCAGCTCCCACAGCTTTGCGTGCTCGATCTTGTCCACAAAATCACCTCGTTTTTCGTCGTCGGCGACGATCACGCCGGGCCTACTATCCCTGTACCCTATCGTCGTCAACGTAGGTAAGAGCGTATATATAGCATTTGCTCTTTCTCTTTTACTTACTCTTTCTCTTCTTCTTTTTCTTGCCCTTTTACTTGCCCTTATTCTTGCTCCGCGTTTGATTCGATTTTGTTCTCGGTTTGTTCTTCGTTTGTTTTCGTTTTGTTTTTGCGATTCGTGGCTTTCGCCCGCCCGCTGTCCAGGATCGGCTTGATGATCGTGTAGATCGCCAGGGCAGGACCCTTTAGCTCGGGGCCTGGCTCCGCCTCGTTGAGGGCGTAGTCGCAAACGGCCCCCAGCAGCAGCCCACGCTCCTTCACCGGCAGCGCCTTCGCAGCTTCCCAAAATGAGCGGTAAAAGGTAAACTGTTCACGTTCCATTGGCTACCTCTTCTTCCCCGCCTCGGAGGCCCGTTTCCGGGCCTCTGCCAGCGTGATCCTCTTCCCGTCCACCTTGACGGCATACCCGCTTTCGAGCATCTGGATCTCGATCTCGGGGCGGTAGCGGTGGTCCCCGTGGTACATCACCTTCCCGGCCTTGATTACCTCAACCGTCATTGGCGGCGCCCTCCTCTTCCTCGTGCTGATGCAGCAGCACGTATCTGCTGTGCGGCCCCATGTTGGCGGCCAGCCAGTCCATAGCCTGCTCCCGGCTCATGTGGTTCTCACGCGCCGCGGCCTCGTAGGAAAACTCCCCGGCCTCCAGCTTCGCGGCGATCCTCTCCTCGATCTCCGCCTCCCCGTGATTCGCCTCAATGAAGTACCAGTCAAAGCCCGGAGCGGAAACGCCGTCGAGGGTGGAAGCGTCCGTTGCGTAAAAAACGGTGTCGTCGTCCAGCTGCATGACCCACGCGCAGTTGGGGACATTGTGCGGAATTTCCTCCGCACGCACGGAGCACAGCCCGTAGTGCAGATAAGAGTCTCCCACCTCCGCCACGTCGATCACGCGCTTGCTGACGCCCGCCTCCAGCAGCGGCTCCACCATCCAGGGGCAGCAGCACCAGCGGAGGCCGGGGCGCTCACGGTGGAGCGCCCGGACCGTCGCCGGTTTGAAGTGGTCGCCGTGGACGTGGGTCAGCAGCACCAGCCGGAGCTTCTGGGCGTAGGGCCTGAGCTTCTTCCAACTCACTCCGCAGTCCACGAGGATCGCCCCGTCCAGCACCACGGCGTTGCCCTTGGAGCCGGTGCTGATGATCTCATAAGTCATCCAGGCTCAGCTCCTCCTCGTCCTCCTCCGGCTCCTCCGGGGCCGGGGCGGGCTCCTGTTCGGGAGCCGGGGCGGGCTTCGCCCCCCGCTTCGCCGCCGGCTTTGCGGTCTGCCCGGCGTTCCGCAGCTTCTCCAGCACTTCCTCGCTCCCGGCCACGCCGTCCTCCAAGGCCCGGTAAATCTTCCCCAGGCGCACGATATCGGCCTCCGTGAAGGCGTCGATGCGCTTGCCGATAAAACCCTCCAGCGCGTCCACGGTGACGCCGTAGCCGCCGTCGAACTTCTCCGCCATTTCCGCCCGACGCTGCTCGATGGGCTTCTTGCTGCCCGTGCGGAGTGTCTGTTCGCACGCCCTCTGCGCCGCGTCCACCACGTCGCCGGGGATCACGGAGAGAATGCAGGCCCTCATGCGGCGGGCCGCTTGGTTGGCCACGGCCTCGTAAATGTCGCG